CTACACGCACAAAGAGTGATGCTCAAGTTATTATTAATGTTTCCTCTCTGGATAACATACAACAACAGTTAAATGTAACTCCAGAGGCGGAACTTGTTGAACCTATACAAAAGGATGACGATGAAACCATTGTAAATTTGGTAAATGGCTGAATTAAATATAGATTTACACCCAGCCCAGTTGGAAATATTTAGGTCAGATGCTAGGTTCAAGATTGTTGTTGCAGGTAGAAGGTTTGGTAAGTCATACCTATCTGCTTGGTTATTACTGATTAATGCGATTCAATCTAAAAGTAAGGATGTATTCTATATAGCACCTACTTTTCAACAAGCCAAAGACATTATGTGGTCGATGTTGAAAGATTTAGGTCAAGACTTAATTGTACAAGCCTATGAGAATACGGCTGTATTGACATTAATAAATGGTCGTAAGATATATCTCAAGGGTTCTGATAGACCAGAAACTCTGAGAGGCACAGGAATATCTTATGTTGTATTAGACGAATACGCTTCTATGAAGCCTGTCGTTTGGGAACAGATAATTAGACCCTCTCTAGCTGATGTACAAGGTAGAGCACTCTTTATAGGTACACCAGCAGGAAAAAACCACTTCTTTGATTTATATAATGATGCAGAAGAAGATGATGATTGGGATAGATTTCAGTTTCGTTCTATAGATAATCCCTTTTTACCTGCAACAGAGATAGAGGCATCGAAGAAGAATATGTCTACGATGTCGTTTAGACAAGAGTTCGAGGCTTCATTTGAAACATTTACTGGTGGAATCTTTAAGGAAAGCTGGTTTAAACTGGATGAAGAACCAGATGAAGGGAGTTATGTGATTGCTATTGACCCTGCTGGTTATGAACAATCAGAGAAAGAACGGAATTTAAAACGCTCTAGGCTGGACGAAACAGCTATTGCGATTGTAAAGATAGATAGAGATAAATGGTGGGTAAAAGATATTCTCCACGGCAGGTGGAATATCAAGGAAACAGCCAAACGAATTTTAAAAGCAGCCATAGATGTGGAGGCTACTACTGTTGGAATAGAGGTGGGAGCATTAAGAAATGCTATATTACCCTACCTTGAAGATGAAATGAGAACGGAAAACCAATGGTTAAGTATTGCCGAATGTAGGCATGGTGGCAAAAAGAAGAATGACAGGATAACATGGTCATTACAAGGGAGAATGGAACATGGGCAGATAACCTTCAATCCAGATAAGGATTGGAAAGTGTTTATCTCTCAAATGCTTGACTTCCCAAATAGGTTAGCACATGACGATTTACTTGACTCGTTAGCCTATATTGACCAAGTTAGTGTTGCAGATTTCGCCCACTCAATAGAATTAGAAGAAGAATGGAGTCCTATAGACGATGTTGCTGGATATTGATGAATTAAGCGAGGAAGAATTTGATAAAGTTGTAGAGTTCTCCCAGAATGTAGACAACCTAGAAAAAAGATATGTGGTTGCGTGTTCAATTATTTCAAATTTGATGTTAGAAAAATTACCAGACTTGATGGGTGCTGATGATTCAGTAGACCTGTCTATCTGTAAATTACTTATGGATGGTGTTGTTGAGATTGAACCATTTAGTACAAGTATTCATTAGGAGATATTACTATCGATAATAAAGAACAACAATATCAAGCACTTGCCAGTTGGCTAATGTATAGGCTTGAGGGGTGGAGAACCCATAGAGAAATAAACTATACAGCGAAATGGGATGAATACTACAGACTATGGCGTGGTATATGGGATTCATCTGATAGATTAAGAAAGTCAGAACGCTCAAAAATTATTGCTCCAGCCTTACAACAAGCAGTTGAATCAAGTGTTGCAGAACTAGAAGAAGCAACATTTGGTCGTGGAAAATGGTTCGATTTACAAGATGATATGCTTGATGATGACCCTAGTGAGGCAGAATATGTCCGTAATCTTTTACAAGAAGATTTAGAAAAAACTGGTGTAAAGGATGCGATTGCAGAGGTATTTCTAAATGGAGCAATCTACGGAACAGGTATTGCAAAGATAGTTGTCAATCAAACAATGGAACGAGCACCTTCAGAAGAGGCTGTTGAGGGTTCTATGACAGGCTATAGAGGTATTACTGAATATGCTGCTATTGATGTAAAGGTTGAACCCATCTCTCCAAAAGAATTTCTAATAGACCCTGCTGCAAATTCTATAGATGAAGCGTTAGGTGTGGCACATGAGGTAATTAAACCTAGATACCATGTGGTTGCAGGTATTCAATCTGGAGCATATCGTGATGTACCCCTTGATGGTGATTATGATACTGTTAAAATGGGCTTTGATTCAGAAACAAGACAAGCAGATGAGTCTGATTCAGTCAAAATTACCGAATATTGGGGTTTAGTACCCAAAAGATTCCTTAAAAAGAAGGCTGATAAAGACGACTTCGAGTATTCCAAGAAAGATGAGTTAGTCGAGGCGGTTGTTACAATATGTAATGATGAGTATATCCTCAGAGTAGAGGAAAATGCCTTTATGATGGTCGATAGACCCTTTATATCCTACCAACACGACATTGTACCCAATAAATTTTGGGGTAGAGGCGTGTGTGAGAAGGGATATAACCCACAAAAAGCATTAGATGCAGAGATGAGGGCGAGAATTGACTCATTGGCGATGACCACTACACCTATGATGGCCGCTGATGCGACTCGATTACCAAGAGGAACGAAATTTGAGATTCGTACAGGTAAAACTATCCTGACGAATGGTAATCCTAGAGAGGCTATCATGCCTTTAGACATGGGAACGACAGACCAATCAACATTTAATCAAGTTGCTAGTCTACAGAACATGATTCAGATGGGTACAGGTAGTGCTGATATGTCTATGCCACAAGAAACCGCATCTGGCATGAGCATGATGCAATCTGCCTCAATTAAAAGGCAGAAACGCACTCTAATGAATTTTCAAAACACATTCCTTATTCCAATGATAAATAAAGCGATGTGGAGAAAGATACAGTTTGATGTAGACCGCTACCCTGTTAGTGATTATAAGTTTGTACCCTATTCTACTATGGGTATTATGGCTAAAGAGTTAGAAATGCAACAGATGGTACAGATGCTACAAGCCATACCAAAGGATTCACCTGCATTTAATGTTATATTACTTGCTATGATGCAAAATTCTAGCATACATAACAGAGATGCTATTGTATTTGGACTACAACAAGGACAAGAAAGCGACCCTCAGTTAGAACAGATGCAACAAGCAGCATTAGAAGTACAAATGCAACAAGCACAGGCAAATGTACAGAAAACTCTTGCAGAAGCCAAGGAAGAAGAGGCTAAAGCTATGAAGTGGCAGTCTGAAGCCATGACTAATCAGCCAACTGAGTTCGATGCAGCAGAAAGACAGTTGAATATAGCTAAATCAGCTATTAATTTAGAGAAAACTAAGGCAGATGTAGCCAGACAACGCTCTGAAACAGCAAGAAATATTCCAGAAGTAGAACATCTCAAGTCTGAAACCATATTAAACCTAGCTAAAGCAAAACAGGCTGGTAGAGAAGTACCAATAAACCAAAGAATACAGTAAGTTATGCCAAAAACCGATATACAGTTCCTAGAGGATAGGCTATCCATGATGGAAACCGAAGGATGGCATGATTTAATAGAAGATTTTAAGAATTTAGAGGATAGTGCCAGTAATATTAATAGCATGAACTCTGAGAAAGACCTTTGGTACTCCAAGGGTCAGTTGTTGGTTGTGAATTTAATTCTAAGTTTACATTCAGCAACAAACCTAGCGTTGGAAGAATCTCAAGAAGAGAATCCAACATAATATAACTTCAGAACCCTACATGGGCGGAGAAAAAAATGAGTATAGTAGTAGAAAAACCAACGGCAGATGAACCTATAACAGAAACACAGGAAGTTCAAGCGGAGGCAGTAGAAGGAAATATTGCTGAACCCGAAAAAACCGAAGAGATAGATGGTAATTATGAAATTCCAGAAAAGTATGCGGGTAAGTCGATGCAAGAGGTTATTGAAATGCACCAGAATGTCGAACAGATATTTGGTAAACAAGGAAGTGAAGTTGCAGAACAACGGAAACTAATCCAGAGTTTACTTGAGGCACAAAATAAACAAACTACTATAGAAGAGCCACAGGAAGAGCCTATTGCATTTGAAGATGCTTTTTATTCTGACCCTGCACAAGCAGTCAATTCAGCAATCGAGAATCATCCAGATGTATTAAAGGCTAAAGAAGAAAGAGTCTTATCAGCACAACAACAACAGTTGAGTATGCTAGAAAAGTCTTACCCAGATTGGGAAAAGCGTGTCGCAGACAAGCAATTCCAAGATTGGATAGGCAAATCTAAGATAAGAACAGAAATGTTCCGTAAAGCAGATTCTGAATATAACCCAGATTACGCTATTGAACTATTTGATACCTATGACAAAATCAATATGGTTGATAAAACGAAAGAAGTTCAAAAGCAAGAGAAGGTTAAAGCAGGTAAAGCATTACGAAAAACCGTTTCAGAAACTCGTTCTACTACTTCTGTTGGTGGCAAAAAAATGTATCGGAGGGCTGATTTAATCAACCTTCAAGTTACAGACCCTAGACGATATGAAGCGTTGGCTGATGAAATTCATTCAGCGTATGCAGAAGGTAGGGTTAAATAATCATTTATAAAGGAGAAGTAAAATGGCTTTAGGTTCAAACCAAGTTGGTGTAACTGTTGCTGGTAACTTCATCCCCGAATTGTGGTCGGATGAAGTTATAGGTGCATACAAAACCAATTTAGTGGTTGCTAATTTAGTTACTAAGCTATCTCATAAAGGAAAGAAGGGTGATACAATACATATCCCTGTTCCCGCAAGAGGTTCAGCTAGTGCTAAATCAGTAAACACACAAGTTACATTATCGGCAGCTACAAATAGTGTCGTAGATGTATCTATTAACAAGCACTACGAATATTCCAAGTTAATTGAGGATATTGCAGAGGTACAAGCACTCGCTAGTATGAGGAAGTTCTATACTGAAGATGCGGGTTTTGCTCTGGCAAAACAAGTCGATACTGACTTAATAAATCTTGCAGAAGGTTTCCAATCTGGTTCTACTACAGATAAGTCTTATGATACTGGTTTTATTGGTACAGGCACTACTGCCTTTACAGGTACTAATGAAGCAGATATTAGTGATGCTGGAATCCGTGCATTTATCCTTAATCTTGATAATGCGGATGTTCCAATGGACAATCGTGCATTAATCATTCCACCTGTTTGTGCTAACGATTTGTTAGGTATTAACAGATTTACTGAACAACAGTATATTGGTTCTGGTGATGCTATCAAGACAGGTAAGATTGGTATGATTTATGGTGTTGATGTTTATATAACTACAAACTGTCCAACAGTTAAATCATCTGGTGGCACAGGTAATAGTGCTGCTGGTACTGAGCGTGTTGGAATACTAATGCACAAAGATGCTTTAGTTCTAGCAGAACAAGTAGGTGTGCGTTCACAAACGCAGTATAAACAAGAGTACCTTGGAGATTTATTCACTTCAGACACTATTTATGGTGTTAAAGAATTGCGTAATGATGCAGGTCTTGCTTTTGTTGTACCACCTAGTTGATAGGTAGTTAGTTAATCGTAACCCCTTCTAATCTGAGGGGGTTATTCTAAATTAATTAGGAGTAATCATGCCTTTTTATGATTATGAATGTAAACATGGTCATGTCTTTGAAGAACTATGTTCTATGTCAGACAGAAATAGAAAGAAAGAATGTCCAGAATGTGGTTCAATGGGTGATGTAATAATGTCAGTTAATACAAATCGCCCTCATTTTGGTAACCAAGATACTCTCTGGAATATGAGAGAACGTAAACGCACAAGCGAAACCGACAAGAAAGGCAACTATAGGAATAAATTTAGTGGACATATTTAAAGACAGTTGTGAAGAACATAGTGGAACAAGTTTAGAGTTAGAGCGCTTTAAAGCTAAGATAAGAGAAATCTGGTCAAGGATGCTTGTGGAAACTTATAAATTGCATTATGACCCAGAAGATGAAGATAGTATGTCAGAAGAGGAATACATCGAACATAATGCTCTTAAATTTGCAGACGAACCAGAACCAGAAAATGAACTAGATTCTCTTATGGATATGCTTGATGGTCTATTAGACCCTAAAGAAGAATTGGATAGTGTTCAATCAGAAGGTAAAGCACCTACTTATAATGGTGGTGGACTTAAATCGAATAACGAAAAAGGAAAGACAGAGGCAACAGTATATGAATTTAAAAGCAAGACTACAAAAACTCCAAGCGATTCTCGTTCTGGAATTAAAGGTGGCTCGTATGAGGGTACGCCTAGCGGTAAGATTTCTAAGAAAAAAGATGACCCAGTTATTACAAAGTATTCACCTCTTGTCGAAGAG